CTGACGGCACGACAGTCGGGACGCCTGCCGGATCGACTCTGCGGCAGTTCTCCGACCAGACTGCCACGATCGACCTGTGCAATCCAGAGACCGGCGCACCGACCGGGCAGACCGTCACGCACGGCGAGTTGTACGCCATCCTCTGGAGCCTGGCTATGGAGTCGGCAGCGCTGCAGGACGAGGAGGATCGTCTGTCGGCGCTGGCCCGAGTAACATAATGCGCACGCAGTACAGATCTCACCGCCTGTACCGTCAGCCGAACGTTACCTATCGTGGCGGATATTCGACCGTCGGCCTGCCAGCAATTGCTGACCCGCTAGATCTGTTTTACGGCGATTTTTCCGTGACATGCTCCGCCGCCGGAGTGCAGTTTAACGGCATTCTGGACACGGTCGACAGCGAGATGTTTGGCAGCATGAGCCTGAGCACGCACCGTCTGCGCTATGAGGCCGCTGGCTCTACTGTATCCGCTGCAAACGACATCAGCGTTGCCGGATCGCTGTATCGCGTCCTCGATGTTCCGCGCCGCATCTCGCGCACAGAGATGGTCGCAGAACTGGTCAAGCAGCCATGATTCGCGACCTAGAAGCCGCCATCCTTGCGCGCCTGGCAGCGAAATGCGCAGCCGGATCGGTCTTGCTTGGCACATACGACCTGATCGATTTCACCGACGACAACACCGCACCGGTAACGCTGCAAGTCCGCCTATCTCGCATCGATCCAACTGGCCAGACTGGCCGTTCCGTTCGCCTGTCGCTGGCTTGGGTCTGCAGCGTCTACGTCGACGTGCCATTGGCCAGCGATCTGCAAAAAGCCGCCGCCGATTCGCTGCTATTCGATGCGATGGCCGCGCTCGCAGGATGGGAGGCAAGCCCTGGCCGCGAATGCCAGATCCTCGACGGCGACGATACAAGTTTCGATGGCCGCATTCTGCGGCTGTCGTTCGGCTTCACATTCCCGGCGCACGTGACCGGAACCACATAAGGAGCTTCAAAAATGGGATCAGCATTTATCGGCAAAGCAAAGGTCCGCGTGGCCCTGTACAGCGCCGGCAGCACTTTTGAAAATCGCCCGTTTCGCTATCTGGAAAACGTGAGCGCCTTCCAGTTTTCTTTCACCGAAGAAGAGAAAAAGCTTCTCGACTACGCCAGCGCCGCGGGTGGCGTCGACGCATCCATCAAGCGCATCACGGACGTAACCGGCTCCATGGACCTGCGGCACTTCACCGCCGATAACCTGGCGCTTGCCTTGTGGGGCACCACCGCTGCGCTGTCCGCAGTCGCGATCGTCGACGAGGCGGGATACAAGATTGTCCCGCTGATGTTCATCCCGACCAAGCGCCTGATCAATACCAGCGTCGCGCCAGTCGTCAAAAAGGGCGCAACAGTGGTCGACGTGGCCGATTACACGGTTTCCGCTGGCGGTATCACAATCGCCTCAACGATCAGCACCGCAGGCGTAGCCAGCGGGGACGCCATCACCATCAGCTACACCCCGCAGGCCGGCGCCGATGTGCAGTCACTGCTTTCAAGCGCTCCCGATGTCTCGATTCACGTCGAAGGCATCAACGAGGTCGACGGCAAATACTCGGTTTTCAAGGGCTTCAAGTGCAAATTGGGTGTCGCGCAAAACGTCGGCCTGATCGGTGAGGATTTCGGCACCCTGACGCTTTCCTTCTCGGTGCAGAAGGACGAGACCATCGTCACGGCCGGAAAATCTCAGTACTTCGAGCTGCAGCAGGCGACCTAAGCCGCCATGCGAGCCACCACCACCGTCTACCTTGGCGGGCAGGTAATCACCGTCAAGGAACTGACGGTGGCCGAAGTCCGTCAAGTGCTGATCACCGAGCCGCCCGCCGCCGACCCGCTGCACGCGCTCGCGTTTGATGGCTTCGGCCTAAACGATCTGGCCTTGCTCAGTAGCGCAACCGCCGCAGAGCTTGAGGCATTCACGCCGTCAGAACTGAATCCGCTGATCGACGCCTGTCGAGAATTGAACCCCCATTTTTTCAGGACTCGGGCGGCTCTGGCCGGAGTCGCCCGGCTGATGCTGGCCGAAGCCGAGCAGATGGCATCGACCGTACCTGCATCGCCTTGATAAGCCATGGCCACCGCGACCCGTGGTCATACGCTTGGCGCACTTTTGAGCTTGCGATTGAGATGAGCAACCGACATGGCAACGGCAAGTAACACCAAGGTCGTTATCACAGGGGACACCACCGGCGCCGTTGCGGCTGTCAATCGGCTGAAGGGCGAACTCAACAGCCTGTCCACGATGTCGTCAAAGGCGTTCGCCTTCGGTGGCGGCATTGCCGGCGCCGCTGTGGTTGCCGGCCTGTCCTCAATCACGAAGCAGGTAATCGACACCGGCGACGCGTTGTCGAAGATGTCGGTCAAAACCGGCGTGGCTGTCGAAGACCTCTCCAAGCTCGAATACGCCGCCAATCTGTCCGGCGTCAGCTTTGAACAGCTCGAGAAGGGCCTGGTCACGCTCGGGCAGCAAATCGGCAGCGCCGGAGCCGGCAATGCCGAAGCAGCGAAGAAGTTTGAATCGCTTGGCGTCTCGGTGCGGGACTCGGCCGGCAAGCTGCGCCCGACCATCTAGGTCTTTTACGACATCGCCGACGCAATCTCCGCCTTGCCTGAAGGTGCCGCGCAGACGAACGCCGCCATCGACATCTTTGGCGCCAAGGTTGGCCGGGATATGGTTGTCGCTCTGGCAGGCGGATCGGAAGCAATCAAGGCCATGGGCCAGGAACTGACGGACCTTGGCGGGGTGATGAGCACGGAACTGGCGAAGGCCAGCGAGGAATTCAATGACAACCTCGACCGGCTCGCTAAGCTCTCGTCAACGGCAGGAATCGCGATCGGCAATGCGCTGCTGCCGTCGCTGAACAAGCTACTCGGCTCCTTCCTCGACCTCAAAACCTCCGGCGTCAATCTCGCCGACCTGCTCTTCGGCCAGAATTTCAACGTCATGGCCGCCGACGCAGCAACCCGGCTAAAGTCTGTAGAAACCAAACTGGCGTCGCTTCGTGAGCAGCAGAAAACCGCCCGCGATGGCGCCGCCGTCGATTTGCAATACGAGATCGAGCGACAGGAACGGCTCGCCAAGTTTTTCGGCAAGCAGACGGCGCGCGACCCTGGATCAGATGGCGCAGCAGACGACGAAGCCACCGCAGCCAAGCGCGAGAAGATCGCCGCCGCGCTATCGCGCAAGCTGATCGAGTGGGATAAGCTCCGCGGCATCGCTTCCGGCAAAGTCTCTGCCGACATCCTGCAGGACGACAAGAAGCGCACCGAAGAACAGATCGCCAACGCTGAAAAGCTACGCGATGCGCTGCGCAACGCCTGGCAGGCCAGCGTCGACGGCGCACGCAAGGCCGGCGAAGACGCGAAGGCCTCGCTGGCCAAAGCCGCAGACCTACGGCAATCAGGCGCCGACAAAGCGACAGACATCCGCCGCTCGCAGATGTCCGAGTCCGATCAGCAAGTACTGAATCAGCGCGACTACCAGCAGCTTTCAGACGCAGCCATTCAAGCCGCTTTGCTGGCAAAAATGGCCGCTCAGCAAGGCCGCCTGGAGTCCGCCGCCAAGCTCGCCGACGAAGCCACAAAGGCAGCCGAACGCGCCGCCGGTTTCGGCGACAAGCTGACCGACCCGGAAGCCAGGGCCGGCGCCGCCGAACGCACTGCCGAGGCGCAAGCGACTGCCGAAGAAGCGCGCGCCGCGATCAAGCAGAAGCAGGCCAAAGACCTTGAAGAGACCGCGAAGGCGCAGGCCGCCACAATCGCCGACCTGGACAAGCAAATCACCGAGCTCCAGACCAAAGCCGCCGCCATCAAGGTGCAAGCAGACGTTACGCAGGCCGCTGGCGAGATCGCCGCTCTACAGGCGCAACTCAACGCCTTGCAGGACAAAACGATCACCGTGACCGTCAATCGCACATCGGGCAGTGGCGAGTCCGTCGACACCGGTGCCGCCAGCTTCGCCCGTGGCGGCTACACCGGTCACGGCGGCAAATGGGATCCGGCAGGCATCGTGCATCGCGGCGAATGGGTCACTCCGCAGGAAATCGTCAGGCAACCCGGCGCGCTCGCTTTCCTTGAGCGATTCAACCGCCTCGGAGTACGCGCGCTGCCTGGCTACGCAGACGGCGGGCTGGTCGGTCGTCTCTCGCTTCCGAATCTGCGCCCCGCTTCGTCGCCAGCCGCGGCCGCTTCTGCGACCTTCAATTTCCCCGGCATGGGCAGCTACCAAGCGACGATGGATTCCTACAATTTCAGCAAACTGCAGCGCGATTTCTCCCGCGAGGCACTGCGGTCAGGTGGGCGGCGATGAGCTTCAAGACGCTCAAAATAGGCACCCTGGAGATCCCGGTACGCTCAGCAATCGACGCAGACCAGAGTTACACCGAGATCGGCGGCGAGACTGTCTTACGCACCATCAGCGGGGCAGGTATCCGTCAAGAAACCTGGAAACGCATCCGCACCACGATCAACGGCAGCGGATGGCTGCCGTCCGGGCTCGCCGCGATCGATACCACCGTTTCCGTCGACGTCGCGTGCATCGCTCCCCAGGCGCTCGTTGCCGATGTCAATCGACAGGCCACGCTCCCGGCCGCTCGCCGCAGTGACGCCGGTCATACGCCGTGGGCCTTCGCACTACTGCCTGATGGCGGGCTGGCAAATACCACCCTTGGCATTGCCGGCAACGTCGCCACTGCCGGCGCTGTGGCCGGCGCAACCGGCTACCTGATCCACTATTTCCCGCTGCTTCATTGCTGGATCAATCGACCGACTCAATCGTTTTCAGTCGCGGCCGGATCCCATACGTGGGAAATAATCGCAGAGGAGGTGTGACCGATGGCTGTTGACGCACAGTGGGATTATGTCGCCGCAATGCTACCGATGTCGGCGGATTTCTCCGACGCTCGTGGCAATGCGACAGGATTCGGCAGCAACACCGAGATCCTTGATACCGTTGGCACCCCTTTCGGCGCCGGCGATGCTGCCTATTTCTCCGGGTTCGCAGCCGGGCCAAATTTCTCCGGCGGCTCTGTCTCATGCGGCTACATCGATCTGTCCAGCGATTTTTCAATCCAGGTCGCCGCATACCCGGAAGACGGCGGCCACGGCAGCGCAGACTCTATCCTGCTGCAGATCGGCGAAGCAGACGCGCCTGATTCTCTGCGCATCGTTGCTGACGCTAGCTCCAACCCAATGCGGCTGCGTGTCGCCCGCCACAACGGCGCCGCGTATGTCGACCTGATCGCGGTCGTCGCTACGGACATCGCCGACGACGCTTGGCACTGGCTGCAACTCGACCGAGTGACCAACACTTTCACCTTGTACGTCGACGGAGCGCAGTATTCGCAGGCAACCGTCAACGTCTTCCTGGGCGGGGAAACCCTTTGGATCGGCCAGGACGGCGCCTCGCAGTCGATGTTCAAGGGCTGGATGTCGCAGATTCGCGTGACGCAAGCCCTGCGCGCAAGCCACGCTGAACCAACCGACCCATGGCCGCGCCCGACGATCACCGGCAGCATTCTCGACGTTCTTGGCAATCCAGTCTCTAGGGTGGTCCGCTGCATCCCGCGAGCGCAAGCCGTGCAGGCAATCTCTGACGCGATCACCGGAGTCTACACAGCGTACCCGACAAGCTACGCTGAGCACATAGTCATCCGTATAGACACCGAAGACGATCCGCCGATTGATGGAACCGTCGTCGGCGCCGGCAATGCGATGGTGCTCGACCGCGTTACGCCAGGCGGCTAACCGGTGGCTTACGCTCCGCCACTCTGGAACCTGGCCAACTTCCAGTCGGACGGGGTTGTCTACTCGCCGCCCGGCTGGTTCAATGCCAATTTCTGGCCAGGCCTACCGCCGATCATCGTCTATCCGCCGACCTATGGCGGCACGACTGGCGCCGGGACCGCGGCCGCCGTCTGGTCCGCAGTCGTCACCATTGCCGGCGTCGACGTCTCCGCTCGCATCGTCGGAGACATCCGCGTGGAGGCCAGCGAGGGCGCCGCACGTATTGCAGAGCTGACGATTCGACCGGCCAACGGAACCGGCTTTGCAATCTCCGACTGGTCCGGGAAGGCAATCACGATTGACGTCGTCGACATGGCCACCGGCGTCGCGACAGACAGCAGACGCCTGTTCACCGGCATCATCGATACGCCAACGCTAGACCTCAATCTGCGCACCATCGGCCTGCTCGCAACCGACAACCTGCAAAACCAGATCGAGGCGCTATCCGCTGCGTCCATCGATACCCTGATCCCAGGCGGCTATCACTCGCCCGTGATTTTCGACCCGGCAGCCCGAGGATGGTCGCGCGCTCAAGACCGGCTCGCCACCGTTCCGGCATCGCTCGACCTAAGCCCGACAAACGCTTTCCGCCTGTCCGATTGGGCGCCGAGGGCCTCGCCGAATATCAGCTTCACGGCTGACCACATCCTTGACGGCTCGCTGCAGACGTCGCAATCCAGCCGCCATCAGCTGATCAACCGCGTCGACATCGACTTCGCTTACCGATTCCCCAGGGTCAAAGCCGAGGGATACGAGATTGCCGACACCTATGTGACGCTCGGCAGCATCAATGCACACGCGCAGGCCGGCAACTGGTGGCTGACGCGCGCCGCTGTTGAGACAGCAATCGGCGCAGCTGGTGGAGCGATTGTATCTATCTCCTATGAAGACCTGCCAGCGTTCGCTGTCGGCAGCTGGCAGCCAGGGCCATCCGATTACCTGCTCTGCATGGGCTACACGGCCCTGGTGAGCTTCGAATACACCCAGACGATCGAGGAGCAACACGCAATCACGGTCACGGCGCCGAACAGCATCGCCGCAGTCGGAACGCTGCGCGACAGGCTAACCGGTGCGCTCGAGGGCGAATATCCGCCAGTTGAAGCGGTCGAGCACTCCATGCTGCTCTACGCCAAGTCGTTGTCCAGCATCCCGCCAAAAGACCGCGCCGTGGTTTCAAACGGCTTCACCACGTCCGCCGACGTCACCCTGACGCCAGACACAAACCGCGATGCAGCAGACGCAGCGATGGAGACATTGATTGCCGTCGCGAAAACGAAGATATGGGCCAGCCATCGGCGCAACACCGTATCGGCCGCCGTCGCGCTCAATCCTGACGTCGACCTGCCGCAGACGATCGACATCGATACCGGACAGCTGCACGCCCGCGGCAAATGCCAAAGCGTGACGCATACCCTGTCGCCAGAGTCCGGGGAAGCCATCACGAGCTTCAGCCTCGCGATATGCTCTGTTGCCGGAACTGGCATTGCCCACCCTGAAACGCCGACCGCCGCCCCGGCAGGATCCGCGCCGGCAACTACAGCGCTCTCAGAAGTGCCGACGTCCGACTTCAACTATCTGCCGAACGAGGACCACATTCTGACCGTGACATTCCCGGAAGTCGCCGCGATCGAGCGCGACAAGCTCGACATCCCGCTGAACAGCAGCTACTCCGCGCCGATCACGGAAGACATTCTGGAGATCACGCTATGAGCCAGCCACAGAACACGCCGCAGCCGGCAGGTGCCGACATCGTGCAGTCACTCGACGACCTAGGCACAGCGGCCGGGCTCAGCACGCTGCGAAACAGGATCCTGAAAGACCCGCCAGGCGTTCCGCCGATTCCGCCGCGCGTCGGGAAGTCGCTCTCAACCGGACAGCCGGCGCCGTGAGCGAAGCCGAAGACATCGCCCGCTCGCGTGACTTCCTGCGCCAGGGAGTCGGCACGACCACGAGACGGAACCGCGTTTTGCCGGCCGCTCGCCTGCCGTCGCCAATTCCGGCTAGGGTTGGGAAAGCCGGCCCGCGTGAAGAACCGGGAACATACGTTGAGGTCGACTACGCGCTGCGCGTTCTCGAAACCGACAACGCGATGACGTTCAACTATGACATGATGAATACTCCGCTCGACGGCAATATGCGGCTTTATCTGCAGCCGCGGCCGCGAGACACGACGGCCGGAGATGCCAACTATTACGCCTCGGCAGTCAAACTGACGACCACCGACGGCCTGCTGAAGACGGACTACCAACTGACGCTGCAGGAGGCGATGATTCGCCCCGCTTCCGGAGCCGACCGTGTTGCCGGATTCGGCGCCGCTCCGGTAACAGACTGGTTCGCCGACTTCGATCTGATCAGGGGCCCGACAGGCGTTCACGCTCTCGTGAAGAAGGCGCGCAAAATCGACATGGTTGTCGATGGCACGCCGGAAACGCTGACACTAAAGGCGCCGCCATACACCTCGCCGGCTGGCAATGGCCTGTGCGTGCTCGACGAGATCCTCAAGCTCGGTGACCCGTGGCACGGGCTGATTCAAGGCGGCACGGTGCGATTGCCAGGCGGCAAGACTCGGCCCGTAGCGCGCCCCGGTATCGGCGCCGGCGTCGTCTATCCGCTGATCCCCTATGGTGTCACGCCGGCCGCTACTGCCGACGCTGCAGACGTCGCGGCCGGTCGAACGTGGCTCAATTACGGGTTGCTGGCGGGCGCCTGCTTGTATGAGCAGTCGATTACGACAGGCGCCCCGTCGTGGGTCTACATCGCTCCGGATAACAGCACGTGGCGCGTGCTCTGCGCGGCCTCGACGCTTCTCGGGGTGCAGACGCTGACCCTTTCCTTTTACCCACTGCGCAAGATGTTCTTGACGACGGACAAATGGGGAGGGCTCGCGCAGACGCTTCAGGTACAGATCAACCCGACCACGTCTGCCTACGGATTCGGCACGCTTTACGATCTGGACAGCAAGGGCGCCAATGCGGTGTTTTTCAACCCGACTGGCGCCGCTGCCGGTGGTGCGCTGCTGAATATTCAGGGCATCCCGCCTGCTGCAACCGGGACTTACACGCTGCTGTGCGACACGTCACCAATCGGCAATCTTTATTCCATGTATTCGCAATCAGTAGCACAAACCCTGAATGAAAAAACGTGGAAATACCGCATACACTCCGTCAACTATGTAACCGGGATTCACAGCTACAGCGGCGAAACCACCTATGTACAAAACATCCTTTCAGGGGATGGCTCACCGCTCGACCCCGGATTCCTCCCTCCTTTAGTTCCCGGCCCGAATGGCTGGCCTGTGGCAAACGGCTACGATGTCAGCTGGCTCAGTTATCGCTATGCCGCCGCCGGAGAATATGCGACCATCGTAGGCTACTGTTTCGACGCTGCCGACAGTCTGCAACCAGTCGAGCTTGTGCGAGGCACAACAACAGCGTGGACAGACTTGCCGGCTCCAGCATTCTCCTATGGCAATACCGGGGAGTTCACCAGATCTGGCGACGGAGGGGAATACAACTTCGCCTTAAAAATCGGGGCCGTGGTAGGAAAATTGCTTGAGGCGCACTACGACGGCATAGACCTAGGGACGATAGTGTTTGATGATTACGGCCCTATTGCCCCTTTAGCGCCCGCAAATCCGACCGGAATAGCATTTGACCCCGTCCGTTACAGTAATCGCGCATGGGGGATCCGCGTATCCGTTCCTGGCGAGGGCCAATATCACTATGTTCCGCCGATGAGTCCCGACGGCCAGTCGATCTACGTGACCGACATCGTCTCGCAGTACAAGCCATTCGCCACCTATCACCCGATCACCCAGCAGCTTGTGTGGGAAACCGGCTTCGTGAACTTTGTCTGAGCCCATGACCCCTCTTGAACTGGAACTGATCCGCCTCGCCGCGCCAATCGCCTCATCTATTCTCGCGATCGGATCAGGCCTCGCCATTGCCGCCATCAAATGGTATTGGGGCTCGGTCGTCAAAAGGATGGACTCCATAGCATCGGCCGTCTCGGCTGTCGACGCACGGCTCGGGACCATCGAACACGAGATGCGCCAGCAGATCGCCGAAATCCGCGGCCAGACGCAACACCGGGATGACGTGATGGCCGGCAACATCGCCGCACGTCTTGAGCGAATGGAAGGAATCTGCGAGACTCAGCACGGCATTCAACCATTGCGCCGGCGCGAGGAAAGCAAAACATCAGCTAGCTGGCTGCAGTCGTCGGACATCACTGGCGGCACGAGAAAATGAGGCCATGCGCCACGCTCGCCGCTTGCTGAATTGCTGGCTCGTAGCGATGTGGTTTTGGTGCAGATCGTGGTGCGCGTACCCGGTCGCTATCAGGCGCAGCCATGCGTTCGCGCTCGTGCCGCACTTCATCGCCACCATGCCGAGCCGCTGGCGGCACTTCTTCGCGGTCGAGTACATCCCACCGAGGCGCAGGCGATGGACGCTTGATGACTTCGTGCTGCTGTTCAGAGGGCGCTACAGGGTCACGGAATACCGCGCAGAGCGCGTGCTGTGGTTTGAGGATCGGGCGGCCGCTGTGGCTTGGATGGAGTGGGCGCGCCGGAGGTGAAAAAGCCGCCCGGAGGCGGCTGGTTTTCTTCCCTGTTCGTTTCTCCTGTGTTGCGCAACTCGGCCCGCAGCCACCCAGTCCGCCCACGCCGCTGCCACTCTGCAGCCTCGGCCGGCGTGACGTTGGCCACGATTCGGACCGAGGCTACTTCTGCCTGGGGCTTTGGTTTGGCGCCGGAGTTGGGGCGGTAGCCGCCTCGTTTAGTGGTCATGGCAATTTTCCTTTTGGGCCCGCCCACACTCCTGACCGGACCTTGTTGATCTGCCAATCTCCGCGCCACCAGACGTATGCGCGGAAGGCCATACCGCAGCGCAGAACTCTTGATTCTCTGTCGCGCTGGTCGATTCTAACGTTCATCTCGTTATCCTGTCTGTTGCGCTGGCCCCTTTGGGGGCCGGCGTGGTTGGTTTCAGCCGTTATGCCCCACGGAACGGCACCACGTTGTCCAACTCGCGCTGCACACCGCCGCTGTCCCGGTAGGCTTTCCACATTCCCAGGTGTGCTGCGCAGTAGTGCAGGTTCGGGGCAATCTCGTTTGCGTGCGTCTCACACAGCGGGCGGTCGCATGTCTTGCCTTCGCCCACCGGGTAGTCGCACAGGTACTCACCGACCCAGCAGCATTCTGCGCAGTGGTCGCCCAGATCGCCGCAGATGAACATGCGGCCGTCAGGCGGGTCTTTCATGTAGCAGGGCATCGTCTTCGCGCTCCGGGTTGGTGTGGCATAACCCATCAATCCACGCGACCGCTTCGCGGCGCGTGATCTTCGGCGTTGTCAGGGGCGGCAAGCTTGCTGCGTAATGCCCTCTGTCGCGTATCGCCTGGTTGTGCGTCAAAATCCGCCATGCAGCCGCAGCCACGAGAGGAACCTGCCCGTTGCCGAGCACCTTCACGCGGGCTTTGTCCATCCTGGTCGCCACGCCATCAACCACTCTAGCCACGTCGGGTTCGGCACCCCACGCAGCCTGTCCTTCAAGTTTGAGCAGCCGCCTTTCGTCTTCGCTCTGGCTAGTGCTTCCTCGGAGCGTGCGCCCATTGCGTCCATGCAGTTGGGAGTGGGCCACAATCCAGATTCGTTCTCTTCGGTGAGGGGCGCCAATGGCGGAAGCTCCCAGCACTCCCCATTGAGCATCAAACCCCAGCGCGGCCAGGTCTCCAAGGACTGCTCCAAGTCCTCGAACAGTGAGCATTGGGCTGTTTTCCACAAAGACCCATTCGGGTCCAGTCTCGCCAACGATCCGCGCCATTTCTCGCCACATCCCAGAGCGTTCGCCGTCGAGTCCTGCGCCTTTTCCTGCTGCCGATATGTCCTGGCACGGAAACCCGCCCGAAACCACGTCAACAAGTCCGCGCCAAGGCTTTCCGTCAAAGGTGCGAACGTCATCCCAAATTGGGAAAGGCGAGAGAGCGCCTTCGTTTTGTCGGGCGGCGAGTACGCCAGCGGCAAATGGGTTCCATTCAACGGCACAAACGGTTCGCCACCCGAGCAGCTTGCCGCCGAGTATTCCTCCACCAGCGCCCGCGAAAAGAGCCAACTCATTCATTTGTTCTCCGTAGTTTTTGCCGCACAACCCGGCAGTCCAGCGGACGCCGTGCCGGCGCCGCTGACTTCTGCGATAACCTGCCATAGCATCCCGTCAACTACCTGGTCTTCGTAAGCTGTGTTGCTTTCAATTTCCGGGTCAATAAAGCTTTCGACCACCTTCGCGCACGCTTCGCGCTCGGCAATAATGTCGTTGCCTATCCCGTCGATTTGCTTCCGCACCCAAGCCCCGCCGCCAAGCCGCTGGCGGCATTTTTTCGCCGTCGAGTACATCCCGCCGAGGCGCCGGCGCTGGACGCTGGATGACTTCGTTGTGCTGTTCCGCGGCCGCTACCGCGTCACGGAGTACAGGGCCGTCCGCGTGAAGTGGTTCGACTCTCGTGCCGAAGTGATGGCGTGGACGGCTTGGCGCCGGCAGATGGCGCCGTAGCGGTGCTGGCCGTTTGCCTACTGTGTCGCAGCCGGCTGCTTTGGTGCCGAGAGGGGGAATCGAACCGGGGCGCAAAACCTAGGTTTGGCGGTCTGTGGACGGGATTTTGCCGGAGTCTCTAAACATCCTTTTTCGGCGGCGCAGGAAGTGGGCGCCATTCTCCATCCTCCGGATTGCCAAAGCTCAACCCTGGCGTAAATACCAGCGGCTCTAGATACGTCGATCCGCGCCATTTGTCGCGCCAGATCGGAAGCGGCTGACAGGTTTCTCCGAATTCTCGCTTTCCCACCATGCGGACCATCATCGGCGTTCCGTCGTCGTGCAACGCAAAGCCGGCGCGATTGCTTTCAGGATCTTTGCCGTATTGCAAGCTGCCACCATTGTACAGGAAAAAGTAACGGCCGTTTACGCAGACTCCAAGCTCTCCGATGTCGTTCACTACCCATTTAACGCTTCCCTCATCCATGGTCTATCTCCGTTTATGGATCCTAGATCATAATCATTCTGCGCTATCGTTGGCGGTTGCCGGGATTTTGCCGGAGTCGATTTGCTTTGCCATCGCGACCGCCTCGTCCATCAGTCTCCGAAAGTGCATCGCAGGCAACTGCTCTTTGCACACAGCAATGAAGCATTCGCCAACTCCGCGAGGCCCTTTGAGTTTCGGGCGAATAGCTGTTATCGCTTGCTGTATTTCCATCTTTCGCTTTCCAAGACTGGCGCGCAGCTCGGTAGGCTTACGGCCGGTCGGCAATTCGGATAGTTGCTTTTCGATGGCGTGCACTTGGGCCACAAGGTTCTCGCGCTCTTGCTCTGGCGTCAAAACCAACTTGCAATCTCCAACCAAGTCTCTGAGCCATAGCTGTGTCGCCTGCCGCTGCGCCGTGTCGCTGGATCTCTTGTACATCTACGCACTCTCCCTCTGCCCCTCAACCCACTCAATCACATCAGCGGCTTTATACCGCGGATGCCCTTTGCCGCCTATCCTGATAGCCCGCGGGAATCCAGGCAAGCACGAGTACCGCTCGCTGACCTGGCGCGGTTCGCACTTGAGATAGGCGGCGATTTCGGCATTGCTCCACAAATCGACGGCCAATGGTATCCGGCGCGCTGTGTGCATGGCGATCGCGGCTGCCAGGCGGTCGATAAGGTCCGGCGTGATGGTCTGGTCTGTCATGATGTATGCCCTTCTGCCAAAACCTGTAGAATCGACATCATCAATAGTTGCATGCTCTCAGTTTCGTCGCTGTCGTCTGCCTCGATTACTGCGAGCACGTCGTATGCCTGGCGCAAAATTTCATGGATAACGCGACTTTCGCCGTCAAACTCAGCAAGCCTCTCAGCAGCCTCAGCAATGGCCGCATTCGCTACGCCGTCTGGGCTTTCAATGTCGCGGGCAAGAACGAGCAAAGCCGAGATAATCGTCTGCGTGCTGGTGCGTGGCGTCTTCATGCGCTTTTCCTTTCCGGAGATAGTAGCGTCTGCGCAATCCACGTCAGCAGCTCCCACCGCGACGGCAGCAGGTGCGTCCGCCGCGAATTCGACAGCCGCCCTGTGCCCCATTCGCTCACCGGGTAATGCTCGCGGCCTTTCTCATGCCTTGGCGGCTGGATCGTGTAGCGCACGCCTCTATGGTCAAAAATGCAAATCTCGTCCACGGCGTCGCGCGCCATGGCGAACATGCCGACCGGCACAGTTTTGAGCATCTGCTGGATGGTTGCGGCAAGTTCGGCTTTTTCGGTCCAGGTCATTGCTAGCCGGCCCACTTCGCCAGCAGCTCGTCAATGGCGATAATCACTTCGTCGAGCTGCCAGTACTCCATGCCGGCGCACCTG